CCTTCATAAGATTTGACCCATGTGTTGTTGACCCATTTATATTGAATGTTTGTGGTCAAGTTTGTGACATATTGTACGTTGTCAGGGCTGCTGTTTTGATCAAATGATACAAACCAGCTGGTGCCATTGTATTCCACAATGTCATTGGCCTGTGCAACCATGGGTTGTTCAGTTGTTCCTTGCCACGCAGTTGGCGATGTTCCTGTATAACTGCCAGTTGGTTCGGTCAACAAATAACGTTGGCCCACTGCTGGAGGATCAAGGCCTTCGCCTGGTCCACTCAATAAAGGATTTATCACTGCATTGATCGGTGCCAAAGTATTTGCAGGCACAGTGTCTTGATCCAGATCAAACAGCAAAAATCTGTTATCGGTTGGATCATACGTTACGGTACCTACAATTTCAGACCCGTCTTCCTGCTCCAGTCTGACAAAACTAATACCAGGGCGTAATACGCCATAGGCACCTACTATAGATTGCCACATCAAGTTGCTGGCTGGACTTTCTGGAGGTTCTAAACTTGAATTTGGTGGTTGAACCAACTGCGGTTGCCTTAGTGCCTGCAAACGATTGTCAATCAGTAAAACTTGGTAGCTGTAAGGAGTAATCACTTGCCGCGTGCCCAACAACAAATCATTGTCCAACACAGCGTTTGAAGCATCTCCTTGAGCGTCAAAAACATTGGCTATGATTCTTTCTACCACGCCAAGTTTTTTGACTTTGGCAGGACTGGAAATCCAGATAGGCAAAGTAAATGTCAAGGTAGTTATGTCAATGGGGTTTTCTGTACCTTGAGGTATAGTTCTACTGGTCCACTGCACACTTTCAAGTTCACACACTGTTAAACTGGTCCAGTCAATATAGTTGTCGGTGCTTTGTATTTCAAGACTGGGATTAAACAGTACCAGCATTTGTTCAAGCAATTGCATTTTTTGATTGGTGTTAGAGGTCCATATGTCCAGTTTCAAAGTCAACTTGTAAGGCACAGGCATAAGACGTTCAATGGTAAATGCATTGCCTTGTGTGGTTTCGTAGCTGTTGGTTGTTTCATCATAGGTACGTTGCCGCACAGCAATTTTACTTACAAAGTAAGGTTCCTGCATCCTAGGACGATCATAATCCAATCCGGTGATGTAAAATGTCATCTGCGGAGTTGAAGGCATGGTGCTGGCTGAATTGTTTTGCAACACAGTTTGGGCCTGTCGACTCCAGTCGCCATATTTTACAGGAACTCGAACCAAGGTATGCTCGGTTCCTTCTTCGTTGCGTCCATATTCAACTTGAAAGTTTGAAAAAATTCTAGCAAACTGCAACAAGAATCTGCGTATTTGTTCGTCGTAAAAAAATAAAGGTGTCAGTGCTGGCATAAGTTAACCACCGTTGTCGGCTTTGGGTTTTAAAATTTCTGACAGACTCTGTCGACTTTGAATGGCGCCTCGATCTGTGGTTTGAACAGTGTTAGTGTTGTTGACAAAACTTGCTCTCTGTGTTTTTGCATCAGCTTCAAAATCTAGTCCGGTGCGTACCGCCTCTTCTATTTTTACCCAGCGTGAGCCGTCATATCTAAACAGTCTGTTTGGAAAGTAATCCAACCGTAATGCATAAGACCCTACTACTGGGTTTGGCGGAAAACTTACCCCAGGGGTCACTGGCAGACCATTGGGCGGAATCAGATAACCGGTCACAGGATCAACACTGTTTGACAAATATCCAAGCGTGTAACCCAATGCACGCGGCGTTGCTACTTCGCCGCTTTGTCCACTGGCAGTAGTTATGTCTGTGCTGCTGGTAGTTGGCAGATTAAACCCTGCTGGTCCGGCTGGCTGACCGTCTTCGTAAGTGGGCAAAATATAAAATTTTGTAATGTCATATCCACTTAGTGGAACTTCAACTTCTGCTTGTACCAACATAGCATCATTGATTGCCAAATCTTTAGGTCTAGTACTGCCAGAATCAGCCAAGGTGTTTGGATCAGTAATTTCGTTCCAATACGGTTGCCCTGTGCTGGGATTGATACCGTCAATGGGTGTGCCCACTGGCACATTGCCGTTGGCTTGATAATAGGTATTACCGTCGTTGACAATGGTTCCATTGGGATAAAAATTTCCAGGATCCCAAATATTGTCTGGTAAAAAAGGCTTGTTTAATATGTCTTGATATTCTTGTGCATTAACCAACGGTGTTGCTTTTATGCGCCACAAATGTGGTAACCACGTTACACTGAATCCTTCTCCGGCAAAGGCCGCATCTTGAATCACATAGTATCTTGGCAATGGTAATGGTATGGTAGTATCCAAAGGATTATAGTCTTTGAGATTGGGAAATTCTAATACATCGCCACTCATAAGTTTACGACCAAAGGTGTCAATCATGTCGTTGTAGTGAAATGTTATAAACAAAGTGTCGTTGTTTAAAAACAATCCAAACTGTGTGAGATCAAAATCTATGTCCTGAACACGGTACACACCTCGCATGACATAAACATCTGGGTCATAAGCTCTGTCTCGGTTTTCTCCCAACAACAGGTCTTCTACAAACAAAGGATTCTGAGTGTCATACACAGGAATGGTAGCGTCAGCGTCGCCGGGATCTCCAGTTTTTGGTCCCAAGTATTTGTGTATATAAATGTCAAGTCCGCCCACAGTGTACATTTCACTAATGGTTCGATCTAGAAATTGATAATCGCTGGTGCGATTTGGACGATAAAGGCTTAGGCGTGGCATAGTAGAGTATTTATAGGTAATTTTGACTTGAAATCTTAAAGATATTATAATTAAGGGCATGGACGAACTATTAAAACGACTGGACAGTATAGAAAAAGCTATTCCCACAATCAAAAACAAAGTAGCCCGTAAAGATCTTATGAAAATGCTACGCAACATAGACACCGCTATAAACTCTGTCAGCAAGGAAAGCGTGGAGTGTCGTAGGTTACATCGCGAAACTTTACGCTATCGAGAATTGGTTAAAAATGCCGAAAAGTTGATTGCTAATCTGGAGCAACACCTAACATTTGCGGCACTTTTGAACGGTTGACCAAAAATGATTCCAGTGCTATAATAATCAAATACACTCAGGAGAGAACATGAACGCACGAGCCACTGTGGTTATAAAACCCTTGAATCCAAAAGGCGCTGATTTTAAATATGTGGGTCCAGAACCAGTCTGGAAATTTCAACCCACAACAGAAAACAGAACTTCAAGTTTAGGGCGTGCCTTTGCTTGGTACAACTATCACTATGGCAAGAAAGATGCCAAAGACATGATTTGTCAGTGGCTCACAGTCAATGGTAGAGAAAAAGATGCCAAGGTATTTCGTGGTATCCCAGACGGTGCAGTACGACTAACACCGGCCTGGGTGTGCAGAATGAATTTGATAGGACTAGAACTCTTGGAGCATGAACAGTGTTTGGTAGACAATCAAATTGCAGAAATGCTCAAAATCAAACAAGAAGTCAAAAAGGTAATAGACGAAGCCGAAGTTGCAGTAGCAAAACTTACCATACAGGACCACCTGCGTGAAAAAGTAAGTGAATGTGCCGGTGAGTTAGAAGGCATGTTTGATGACTTTATTGGCGCAGGTGCCAAGATGACAGCAGACTGGAAACCTATTGCACAGATCCGTGGCATGAATATCAGTCCCAACATGGTAGGCACCATTGCTGATATCTGGAAGATCAAGTTGGCTGAGTTTGAAGAAGTGGCCGAAGGCACAGATGCTGACCTAGTTGAAGGCTACGGTCATCTTTCAAAAAATCAAATCAAACAATGTATCAAATTCATTGAGCAGGTCATTGCTGACTGTGCCAGCTATGTGCAGATCAAAAAAGTAGAACGCAAACCGCGTGCCAAGAAAGCTGTAAGCCCGGAGCGATTGAGTGCCAAATTCAAGTATCTCAAAGAATTTCCAGAACTCAAACTGACCAGCATTGCGCCTGCACAACTGGTAGGCTCTGCCGAAGCCTGGTTATATGATACCAAGAAACGCAAACTAGTCCACGTCGTGGCTGACACACACATTGGTACATTCAGTGTCAAGGGCAGTACTATTGTGGGATTTGATCCAACAACCACTGTGCAAAAAACTCTGCGCAAACCAGCAGAACAACTCAAAGAGCTGTTGACAGGTGGCAAACCTGCGGCACGCAAGGTGTTTAAAGACATCAAAGCTACAGAAACCAAGTTTAACGGTCGTGGAAACGAGAATCTGATCATACTCAAAGCCTGGTAAATACAGGGAACACGGAGTTCCCATGGCACAAGCAGAAAGCACCTTACAAACACTAAAGCAATCTTTGATTGAATATGTTCAGCTACAACTGGGCAGTCAAATCATTGATATTGAACTGGACGACGAGCACTACGAAGCGGCTTATCAAAAAACCATAGGTACCTATCGCCAGCGGGCACAAAATGCCTATGAAGAAAGCTACACTTTTATGGAGTTGGTCAAGGACGTAAACATTTACACTTTGCCACAGGAAGTGATCACTGTGCGTCAAATTTTCCGTAGAACTTTTGGCGACTCAACTGGCCCGTTTGCCTCAAACTTTGATCCATTTAGCCAGGCCAGCATGAACGTTTATCTCATGAATTTTAATGTGGCCGGCGGTCTGGCCACATATGATTTTTATGCAGGGTATGTGGAATTGGCTGCTAGAATGTTTGGCGGTTACATGAACTACACCTGGAATCCAGTGACCAAGAAACTGCAACTGATTCGAGACCCCAAAGGCACAGGCGAAAATGTGTTGTTATGGACTTATAACCTCAAACCAGAAGTAAACTTGCTACAAGATTTTCAAATCAGTCAGTGGATTCGAGACTACATGGTGGCCAACTGCAAGTACATCATTGGCGAAGCTCGTGAAAAATTTGGTACCATTGCTGGGCCCCAAGGTGGCGCAACACTGAATGGCACAGCCATGAAAGGCGAAGCACAGGTTCAAATGGACGCTCAAATTGAGCAACTCAAAAATTATGTGGACGGTAGTCAGCCGATTACCTTTGTCATAGGCTAGACAACAAAGCACACTCATGCTATAATACAGCATGGATCTCATGATAGACTTAGAAGGTCTGGGCACTGGCCCAGATACCACAATATTGACCATTGCGGCGCAGGCGTTTGACCCCATGGGTCACGGAGTTTATGATCAGCATTATTATGCCAGGATCAGCCTAGAAAGCCAGCCCGAACGCAGCGTTCAGCAAGGCACCATAGATTGGTGGGCTACACAACCTGCAGCCGCCAAGGAGGAAGCGTTTGGTGAAGAAAACCGTATTCCTCTTGACCAAGCACTGGACGAACTGGGACGAATAATATGGCATGCCAAGCGGGTATGGGCGCAAGGCCCTACATATGACATGAACATCTTGGAGCACGCTTACAAAAGTTATGGAAAAGCCATACCTTGGCAGTTCTATGCAGTGCGAGACAGCCGCACAGTGTTTGGCCTATGGAAAGACTTGCCCAAGCCACCGACTAGCCATCATGCATTAGAAGATTGCCGTAGACAAATAGAACTGTTGCAAAAAACTCTCAAACATTTAAACGTAAAGGAATTGGTATGATTGTTGGTGTATGTGGACTTATTGGAGCCGGCAAAGACACTGTAGCAGACTATCTGGTAAACATACATCAGTTTAGACGTGAAAGTTTTGCCAACACACTCAAAGATGCGGTGTCGGCAGTGTTTGGCTGGGATCGCGAACTGCTAGAAGGACGCACACGCCACAGCCGCGAATGGCGCGAGCAAGTGGACCCGTGGTGGGCCGAACGACTGGGCAAACCAGATCTAACACCACGTTGGGTTTTACAATACTGGGGTACCGAAGTGGTTCGGCGGGCAT